TCTGCACCTTGTCCACCAAATGATTCTGGATAAGCTGTGATGAATCCTCTGAATAATACTCTTGTTGATCCATCATATTCAGCTGAGATCTTGATCTGCCTAAAAGGACTGATCTTTCCATAATATGGTGAACTTGTATTCAGTGGATTAAACCGATCATCTGCATTGTTTAACAATACTGATGCAGTTCCAGTCTGATAATCAGCAAGATCGTGCTGTCTTCCTCTATCAATACTAAATTCTCTTATATAAGCTGAGACATCTGAGAAAGTCTGTGAAGTAGCAAAGGGATCTGAATCAAAAGCAATTTCAACAGTGAGATCAACATCAGAGTTGAAAGCAACACTCATATCAGAACTCTTTTTCCTTGCTTCTGCAACTGTATAATTGCATCTTGTGTCACAGTCTCAAACTTCTCTGATCCTATGTTTAAAGTTGTGAAAATCTTAATTGGTTGAGAAGTAGATCCACCAGTTCCACTAGAAGCACCAGATCCAGATCCAACACTTCCAGATTCAGATGAATTGCTTTCTGCAAAGGTAGGAGCTGAGGAAACTTCACTTGATCCACTGCTTGATCCACTATCTGGAGCAGAGAATGAGCTTTCTGTCAGTCCAGCATTAGCGAATGCCTGTTCAATTTCAGCTATCTTTCTGCCTGTTACTAAGGCGATCTCTTCTAATGTTCTTTTAAAGGTTTCACCCTCAAATGATCCAAATGCTTTTTCAAGTTCTTTAATTGCAAGAGCTTCAGTGAGTATGTTTTCAGCACTGATCTTTGTAGCTTCAGCAAGGTCTTTCTTAGCTTGAATCTGATCTTCTCTAGCTTGTTTTTGATCTTCAATAGCTTGAGTCAATTCCTCTTCAGCTTCTTCAACAGATCTAACTGCATCGAAATAAGCATCAGACTGAGCAGTCGCTTCTTTCTCTAACTCAACAAGTTCCTCTTTAGCGAGGATCAGTTCGAGTTCCATTTCTCTTGATCCATCTTGAGCTTCAGTTAGTTCCTCGATAGATTTCTTTAATTGTATAATTGCCAACTCTTCTTGAGCTGTGACATCAGTTCCATCAGCTTGAAGCTGTGTGACTTTGTCCTGTGACTGTGCAAGAATTTGCTGTGCTTTAGCAACTTGAATGTTTGATTCCTCAAGTTCGCCAGTTGCTTCATCCAGTCGTTCTTGTTCTCTCTTGCCTCGCTCTTGCAAACCAGTGAGAGTCTTAATAGAGGAGAGAGCTTTGTTGATTGAACCAGTGTATTTCTGGAACTCTACTGCACCAAAGACAATTTCATCAGTATGATCTTCAACTGCTTCAGTAGATTCTCGCATTTCCTGTGTGAACCTAAATTGAGCCATCTGTGTCTTATTCAAGACAACTTCAGTCTTAGTGTATTTCTTGATCATATCTTCTCGAGATCTAATAGCTCTTTTTTCTTCAGCGTTTTGTTCTCTGATCTTGTCTGCATAGTCGCCAACTGCATCTATTAACCCATATTGAGTCTCTTCAAGATCACCAAGCACAAATGCAAGGATCTTGGAGTTTGCGATCATATCTATAAATTTTCCAATTAAGTGACTTAAGATCACAGCTGTATCTTGAAAGAATTGAAAAGTTTTCTTCAATCTTCCCATTATCTCTTCACCAAATTGTTCATTGAACTCTTTAACTTTTTCAACACCATTAGCAAATGCTCTAGCCATTTTTGGCAAAACATCTGAAGCCATTTCTGAAATCAGTGGAAGCACAGCATTGACACTAGGCATCAATGATTCACCCATTGCAGTTGCAGTCTCTCTAAGTTCAGCTTTTAATCTTCTCTGAGTGTTTGCAAAACCCTCTGATGTATTATCCAGATCGCCAATTGCATCTGATGATCTCTCTTGAATCAAAGTCAAAGTCGCTGTTGCACGATCCATTGCTGTTAGTTCAGAGACAGCATTCTTGTTAGTCATTGTCAAAGCTTTTTGATCAAGCTCTGTCTGATTAATAACAATACCGAGTTGCTTCAAGCCCTCTCGTTCACCTGTTAAAGATTTAGTGATACGATCAAGCACATCTGAGGGATCTATATTTCTAAGAGATCCAATGTCACCAGATAGAACTGCAACTTGTTTAGAGAACTCAGCTGATGCCTCAGCACTTGCTCCCATACCATTAACAACGCCACCAGTGAATGAAAGTAGTTGTTGCAGTTCAGCTGTTGTGAAACCTGCTTTTGTGGAGAACTCATCAACGAATTGATTAAGACCTTGAGTTGCTTCTTTAAATGTGACACCGAATGCGTTTGCACTCTCTTCACTATCAGAAGCAAGTTGAACCATCTTGTTTGATACGACACCAACAGATCCTGCCATTGCACCAGCTAAGAGACCAACTTTCGCCATCCCTTTGCCTAGAGTCTTAAGACCACCACTAGCTCTTTGACCTAGTGATCCAATTTTATCAAACTGCTTAATTGCTCTTTTCTGTCCAGCTTCGAGAGGAGCTGTGTCCAGAGCAATATTGACCATTATCTGAGCATTTTTATTAGCCATTTTTATTCCTTATAAATTCATCGAGTTGTTCAAGATATTCATTGATCTCTCCCATAGTGAGCAAATCAAATTCCCAAGGTCGTATTCCGAAAAAGTGACTGAGAGCTGGAAGATGCTTCCGATAAGCTCTCCTTAGTCTTTTGGGATTTCTTGATCCAGTTCCTCTTGTGTTTTAACTGATTCAATGGTCAACTGTGCCAAGATGTCTTCATATTTGACTGTCTTGTCTTCTCTTTTTGCAAAGATCAGCACAATAGATGCAAGAGCTTCAAAGTCCATCATTGATGTCTGTCCGATTGCTTCCATTGAATTAAGACCAGTGATCTTCTTGATCTCTCGCCATTCGATCCCAGTTATATCTGAATAATCCAAAAGATATTGTTTATCTTTGATCACGATAACTGGAAGATTGTTGTCCTCATCTGCCATTATTTCTCCTCTTAACTTTTTCCCATAAATTTTCTACCAGATCCAGCTTTGCCATACATACTGATAACAAGCTTGTTAAGTCTTCTGACATAATCATTTTGCATTTCTGGAAGTCGTTCTCGCACCGATGGGAAAATAAAATATCCTTTTTTCTTCTTCGGTTTGAATAATCTGACAGCTCTTCCAACAATTGCAGAAGAATAGGGATTATATCCTCCNAACTCTATAAGTCGTGCATAAGTGATTTTTTTGTTATAACCAACTCGAAACGATGCTCCTTGTTTGGTTTTTGTTGCTCTAACTGATGCAACTAACTTGCCAGAGTCCACTGGTAGAACTTTCCTAACATCTTTGGCGACATTCTCGCCAAACTGATAGTTAAATTGTTTATATATCTTCACAGCATCAGATCCGAGAAGTTCAATCAATCTCTTCTGGTTGGCAATATCCACACCAGAGACTTCGATTTTAGTTCCCAGACCTTTAATTTGCTGTTTAAGTCTTCTTCTTTGTGAGACCATTTTTAGTTTTAGACAGTTCCTCGAGTCACTGCACCACTAACGATTAAAGAAAAACTGATCGATACTAGATCAGTCGCACTTGAATCAATTGTGTAGTTTGTGACTAAGGCGTTCCCTGTGTATTTCGGTTGGGAACTGGCATTGTTTGGTCGATACTCGAAAGCTACTACTGAGCCATCGAAGAGACCTGCCATCACACCATCAGCAGTCGCATCAAAACTTGCACTTCCAGAAATGCTAAGTCCCTCTATTCCAACTACAAAAGAAGCTTGATCTGAACCAAACGATGTAGTCTCTAAGGTGTTAACGTCTCGAGATAATGAGAGTTGATTGACATAACTTGATATGTCTGTTCCATCTACGCTAAAAAATGAATCTTTTCCAGAGTTGAAAGCCATTTTATTTCTCCTAAATTAAATTAATTAATTACTTTAAATTGTGGGAATAACCAACTGAAAAGGTTGCAGAGCCAGAAGTCACTGTGATCACTATGCGAACATAACGATTGACTGTGTTTGTGGTTGCTATTCTCTGAGAGGTTGTCCCTGTGATTGCAGTGAAAGAAAAACCAGAGACATCTGCAAAAGATGAGTTGTCTGCTGATGATTGTATTTTCACTGATATGTTTGCAGAGCTATGAGCTGTGCAATGTAGAAATGCTTGACCACCTAATGATGAACTAGCACCGAAGTCAACAGCAGTCGTGTTAGCTGTTGCACTTGTATTGGTCAAAGCATATAAGCTTTTCCCATTTCCAAAGTTATCACCAGTGAATGAAGCAGAGACACCGACAGCATCTCCAACATTCGAGTCAATGGTGTAGTTTTGAATCTTTGAATTTAATAAGACAACTTTATTCCCAGCAGTGTCGCCACCTTGATAAATTGAGAGGGGAGTTGCAGTTGCAGATCCAATGACAGCTTGAAGCTCCTCATCGACTGCATCTGATCCACCATCATAAAATCCAGTCAAGGAAGCTGATGCTGATTCGATTGAACCTATATAGGAAGCTTGATCCGATCCAAATGTCGTAGTTTCATTGACTGCTTGTTCTCTTGAAAAACTTGCATCAGTGAAATAACTGGATAGATCGTGGATTCCAAATAAGATTTTATTGTCTTTTCCTGCGATAAATGTAGGCATATTATTCCTCTTCTAGTTTCTTTGCTTTGTCTTCTGGCAAGACAAGTCCTTGCAAGACCATCCACCTAGGGACTTGCACATCAACTGAATCACCAGCTTTAAATTCTTTTTTCTTGATTTCACAATCAACGATTGCAATATAATTTGTTTTTTTTGTCATATCTACTCCGATAGTGTTGCTTGAGCTTCTAAATTCATCTCGATGAGACAGACTCTGCCCTCATCAGATAAAGTGTTATCGATCTGCATATTTGAGATTCTTGAGACAATCACAGCTCCATTAATGGTTGTATCATCGTTTAATTGGTCAATCACTTCATTAGCTAGTGCTAGAGATCTGCTTTCTGTGGTGGAGGCAACAGAGTCTCCAGCTCCAGCTCGAAGCGTATATATAAATATTTTTAAACCTAAATCCTCTTCATACACTGATCCAAAAGATTGAAAGTCCATTGAAGAGTCTGCATCTCCTATATAGATCATCTCTTTCTTGGGAGCTTGATCCATTGGAGGGTATTTAAAGATCGAGACACCATTTAAACCTGCTCGGTTGTCTAATTGTGTTTTTAAATTGTCTCTTACTGTTTTAACAACTGATGAGATCGCCATTAAACACCAAAGACCTTTTCTGAGTTCTCATCGATCCACTGATTAACCTCTGGGATTCTTGTAGGATTTTTAAATCCTCCTCCTTGTGTGACTAAAGAGATATTTCCCATCTCATCATTGAAAGAAGTTGCTCGATCTGGAATGTTTGTTGAGATCACTCGATCAAGTAGCAGTTTCAATGCAATACGATCAACACCATTCTTGAGGAAGTCCCATCCATACTCATAAGAGATAACAATGGGCATTGGAAACTCTGAAGTCGCTTCTGGAAAGAAGCCATCTGTTCTATGAATAAACCCTGCTTTGTTATCAATCTCAAAGTTAGATGTTGCAATACTCTCACCAAGTATGGTGACTGAGATCACTTTGTTCACATTGAAGTGAGGCACTGATAAGACTCTTGTTGTGTCACCTTGCATTTTTTCCAAAGAATATTTAGGTGTCCAAGAAGCTCCTGTCCATTGTTCTAATAGATCAGTGATCTTTGCTCTCTCTTCTAAAATTGTTGCATCTGAATAGTCACTTGCAGAGTTCAATTGTTCAATGTCGAATGTTCTTGCTTGTGCTTCAGTGAATAAAGGAAATCCAAGAATCTCGTGATTTGTTCTAAGCTTCTGGACAACACTTTCCCAAGTTCCAGACCAAACTGCATAGAGTTTGTTCACATTGGTTGTGTTGGTGATGCCTAGATCATAATAATAAATCCCAGTTGTGTCTGTTGTGGCAGTTTGTCCATTGATGATCACATTTCCTGCTTCATCGGTCACTGTGACTGTGACTGATCCACTGGCATTTGTGAGAGTGCCATCAATATAAGCATTAACATAGATTCGACCTAACGAATCTTTATATATATGCTGAGTTCCATTTCCAACTGAATATCCGATCATTTGCGACCTTTAGATCCTTTTTTCTTATTAGATTTCTTTTTCATATAGCCAGACTTTTTCACTAGCTTTTTTCTTTTCCAGCTGGTTTAGAAGCTGTCTTTTTTGGAGCAGACTTAACTGGTTCTGCATAACCCTTTTCAATAAGATCAACAGCGTTGTTCTTATCAGTTTCCCAAAGCTCTCCTGCTGGGGGAATTGGTTTTCCATTGTATAGACCAGAAAGACTGATCTTCATCTTGATTTTCATTATTTCTCCTATTGATTCACTGAGACATTCAATCTTGGAAGTAGAGAGTGAGTGAATGAGACTGAATATCTCAGTCAATGATCCATTGCTGGATCTTGACCATCTTTATCTGTTGCCAGATGAAAGACTAAGAAAGGTGAGGCGATTAAGCCATGACCATTCTTTTAACAGCGTTTGTGTCCATAAGATCACCATCTGCACGATAGATAAATCTGAAAGTCACTAAATCGTTGGCGAATGCGAAGTCAACAGATCTGTCAACTTGTATTCCTTGAACTTCACGAATGAAATATTTGCTCATATCTCCGAAAGCAATAACTTTCTTTGCTGTTGCAATTGTTTCAATGTTCGGATCAGTAGCAACTGGAGATCCTAATAAGATATCTGGATTTCCTTGTTGCAGTGATGGTTGCCACAAATATTGGTTGTTTGAATCTTTGAGTTGTCTAACTTCTTTCAAAGTAGCATCATTCATTATCCAAGCACCATTGATTCTATATGGGGAAGTCACACTGTGATAAAGATCAATGATCTCATCTGGTGTGATAACTGTTGCTGATGCACAAGTGACACCAGTTCCAGAAGCATTCATCAAACCATTTGGTTTGCTTGAGCCATTGCCGACTGCGAAGTCAGTTCCTGCTCCATTTCCTAATGCGCGACCACCATCGTTTGCTAAGAATCCCTCTATGTCAACACCCTCATCAGCTAAAAGCTCTGAAGATACTTGAGTGAGGTAGGCATATTTGAAAGCTCCTAATGTGACTGATGCACTTGTTGGATCGCTTTCACCGATTGCTCCACCCTCTGCAACTAATGATGCAGATGATAATGCTGTGATTTGTGGAAACTTGATGTCTTCGCCACCAGCTGTTGAGACAACTGTTGCGAACTGTCTCACGACAGCGTTCTCATCTAGTTTCGCAATTATTTGGTCATAAAAACCTTGAGGAACTAATCCACCATCTGCTCCTTTGGTGAGATCTCTTTTTTCAAAGTTGTGTGATCTTATTTCACCATTAGCCATTGATCTTAAAATCGAAGCATCACTTGGAGCTTCAACTTCTTTTTCGATGACTGGGGCTGGGGATGAAGATTCAAAGATTGCTCTTGCTTCTTCAGATTTTTGATTTGCTTCTTCAACAGATGCAAGTTCAGAAGTTCTGGCATCGATTTCTGACATTCTGTCATTCATCTTGTCCCAAGCTTCTTTTTCTGAAGCATCAAGTGATCTTTCCTCTTTGATCTCACGATCGTTGAGTTCTTTCATTTGATCCCAGAGATTGGCTCTTTCCTCGTATAGTTTTTCAACTATTGGATTGCTCATATTTTTCTCCTTATATGAAAATTTGGACAAGTGAATTGTGTTCGACTTATCCGAGTCGGTTGTTAGGCAATAAAGACTGATTTATCATCGAGTCTCTATCTTTGTTTATAAATCTTTCGATTTGAGAAGATCTAATCTTCTTTTTCTAGCTTCTGCATTAAAAACAGTTTCATTCTCTTCTGTGAGAAGTTCTTTTAATGATCCTTGATTGTTTGCTTCAACTAGATCACGAAGATCAAGTCCACTAAGTTCAGCTAAACCTTTAAATGATCTCTCAGCTGTGACTGATGAGTCTTGATACGCTGGGAATGGTGTTGGACTAACTTCATAAAG